CCTTGCTTTGAGGTCTGCGCACTGTGGCAGACCCGGAACCCCAGGTGCTTTGGGGGGTTGGCGATTCCGTGCAGTCTCTCGGCATTTTGTTTAGCACGTAAATCTTTATAGAATGTGTAGAGCAATCTGCGAAACGACACAGAGAGCACAATCGGCGCTGCAACCGCACACAACCAAACGTTTTGGATCCCCGGGCGAACCCGGGCCATACGGACCCACTGTTTGCAGCTATTCGGGAGTTACAACCTAGACCTCCACCTTTCGGTAGAGGCCCCAAGGAAAGTCAAACAACTTCCCCCAGACTGGACCCGAGAACTCCGACTTCTTGCCTAAAAGGTAAAGTTGTGAGTCCCGTTCCAGCTCAGGCTGTAGGCGTACTGGGTCGACGGTTACGTCGAGCAGTTCCCTTACCATGACCCCCGGTGGCATCGGATGTTCCAACGGAACTAGAAACCGATTCGTTCGAACCAGCCTTTCGGCAAGCTCGACCTGTCGCTGCGTTAGCGCGACATCGATTCCAGCAATCGTTCGAACACCAAAACCACCGAGTGAAATGGGGAGAAAGAGGTTCCTTCCCCTCGCCTCGTTCTTGATCTCAGAGCGATGCATGGCGATGTATTGTTTAAACACATCCGGCTGCTTTCCCTTCCAAGCTCCTCGTACAACTTCGTTGATAACGCTGATGTACGGTGAAAGCTTGGTTTCCTCCTCGTCACCTCCGACTCGTCCGAGGACCTTATGGTTTCCAACCATAAGGCCCACGTTCAAGAAGGGTATGATTTCTGGAGTAGGGTTTGCCTCCCGTAAGTCCATGACAACTGAGACTGAGTTGATGTTCGCATATCGTGAATGGATATAAGCCTTTCCAGGGCTCATTTCCAGACCGACTTGGCGACCGAGCTGCTTGTGCAGCTCCCACTCGGCCTCAGTTCCTATATAGAGCATGTCGTCACCGTTGATCCTAACGGCGGCGAGCAAGTCTTTAAGGGACGCTTTGGGTCTGAGGCGCTTGCGAACCGTCAGGTAAAGACCGAGATTCGCAAGGCACAAAATTGGGAAGGAAAGGATGGAACCCATCAGTTGCCCATTGACCTGATCTACTGGTTCGAGTTGTACGCCAGCCACTTCTGGGTACTGGATCCGATGAGGAGCCAGCACTCCGAGGAGTAGGTGAAGCACGCTTTTCGATCCTGTCTCTGCAAAAGCACCCGTCGAGACCTCGTTCAGCAAGCTGTACAAGATCTCGTGTGAGAGTGATGCGGAGAGTCCGTCAGTCGCAGCGCTGTAGTCGATACTAAGCCAAAACTCTTTCGAGGGTTCGCCAAATTTCGACTGCGCTTTGTAGACGTCCAAAAGATCAGTTGGGTCAAAAGGCCGACCGATGAGGCTAAAAGGTTCCATCTGCCTCATACAACCGTGAAGGATTTTCTGGACCGGCTTTGCGATGTAATACTCGAGCCCCTGACCCTTCGAGATAGTTCGAACCTTAAATGGTTCGAGCACAGCCTCGACTTGGGCCATAAGGCGCGGGACGGCCCGCTCGTAAGAGCAGATCCGTTCGCTTAGCAGATCCTGTAGATCCTCCAACTCCCCTGGTCGGACTACGTGGTAGGTTTCTAAACCAACGCGGGCTTGCCCTCCTTTATAGGCGAGCCCATCGTAGACGGTCATCCGACCAAGACCTTCCGATTCGCGGAGAGCCGACTTGATGCCTAACAGTTCGCGGAGCAAGCCTGCCTGTCCCCCATTCTTCCTTGACGACTCAATTGAGGCGTGTTCGGAAGCTTTGTGGGCAGCAAGCTCAGGACTTCTAAAGACCTGACGAAGCTCGTGACGCGTCCTGTAGACAATTCGGTCGATCACTGCCGAGAGGTTGTCCATGACCTCATCAAACAGCTCTCCCTCATCTTCAAGAGGGTCGGGCACTTGCATCTGATCCCGATGCTTCTGGAAGTTCTCAAGAACAATATCCGGAGTAACGGGAGCCCCTGCACGTTTTGACTGGAGGAAGGAATACCAGAGATGGATATTCCTTCGACTCTTACAGTTGAAACGCTGGCGCATCCAGCGCCAGGCCTTACCGTGGAAACGGAAAGGCTGATCAGGCTCTGACGGTGGCTCATTCTGAAGAAAGAATGCCAACGGCCAGAGGATGGTGTATTTTGCCCTCTTAAGGAAAGTCCCCTCATGTGGCACCGTGAGATAGTCAGTTAACTGTTTTCGAACAGACTGGACCACATCGAACGGAGCCCCATGGTGGCGTAACACTAGTGAAACGCCGTGGACAAATACTTGAACCCTGTCACCTTTAACGTCGGTGGTTCTTCCCGACGAACAGGTATCGTTCCTATTATGTTCGTCCGACTCTCGCGAGTCAGTCTTCATTATGGAATGAATTTCAGATTGTAACAGTGGTGACGTCAGTTACTACTATCTGGTTTCGGATTTAGC